GTCACCTCGTCGCCGGTGTGCACGGCACGCCCTGTCGCGTCTGTATCCCACACCGACACGAGCTTCAGGCCCTTTAGGTAGGCGGGGATCCACTCGGCGTTTAGGGTGGGTGTGAGCTTGATCGCTTTCCGGCCGGGTGATCGCACGGGCCTTGAGGAGCTTTGTAGCAGCAAGCCACGCGGTCCGCGCACCCAGAGAGCTAAAAGCTATGGCTTCGTCGCGGTTGGCAAAGCCACTTGAGGGCTCCGCAGGGTTGGGGCCGGTGAAGCTGTCGGATAATGCGTAGTAATGTCTCATAATGATGGTTTTTGGTTGTTGTTGTTGTTGTTGCTGCTGTCGATCCTTACACATGTAAGATAATAAATAACTTTTCGGATGCAAAATATATTTTATCCTGTAGCGTCACCATCTAGAGTCTTGCAGCGTCACCACGCCACCGGTGTGCGCAACAACCGCACGCCCTGTCGCGTCTGTATCCCACACCGGCAAGACTTTCAGACCCTTTAGGTAGGCGGGGGCCTTTAGGGCGGGGGTGAGCTTGATCGCTTCGGGCAGGGTGATCGCACGGGCCTTAAGGAGCTTTGTAGCAGCAAGCCAAGCGGTCCGCGCACCCAAAGAGCTAAAAGCTATGGCGACGGTGGCGTCAGCAAAGCCACTTGAGGGCTCCGTCGGGTTGGGGCCGGTGTAGCTGTCGGATAATGCGTAGTAGTGTCTCATGATGGTAGTGGTTATGGTTGTTGGTTGTTGCTGCTGTCGATCCTTACATGAGTAAGATAACAAATAACTTTTAACCCACAAACTATTTTTATCTTTTTTCTTCGTGCCCCATCTCCCCGGAAATAATCCCTCAGAAAAAAGCCCCCAGACCTCTTCTTAGACATCATACTTATTACTATTAAGTTCTGCGGTGGTGGCTGATATTTCAGGAGGGGGGGTACTGCGTAGCGGGATGAGCTTGGTCGCTTCCGCCGGGGGGGGAGGGCCGAGGGTATAGCCTTACTATGGCAGTGTCCTCCCGTGAACATTTTTTTTTAGCCTTGGTACCCTAACAAACAATTTTTTAGCCTATGCGCCGTAGTAGCCTAAAGGCCTAACAAACTATTTTTTTTTTAGTCATATACGCCCTAACGAAATATTTTAGACAGCAGGGCACACCACTAACCGCTGTAATTTTTTTTATATTTGTAATATGAACCATATCTATTCACTTGTATACGCGCCGAGAGCCGTCGTGGCCACCGAAAAGATACTTGACGCACTGTATAAAGCCGCAAGAACCGGGTTAACGGGTGAAAGTCTTGCTTACGCTGCGGGTTTAACCCCAATTGAGTTTCGCAGGTTAATGGATTTTGATTCCGCTGTCGAACATGTTGTAGGTCAAGCAAAGGCAGAAGCTGAGTTGAGTTTGGCGGATACGATGTACACAGCAGCAACGGAAGGTGGGGACACAAAAGCCGCGTTAGAGCTGCTTAAACATCGCCATGGGTGGGTAGCTAAGCAACATGTAAGCATCGAGGTAGATCAGCGTATAAGCATTAAAGACGCGTTGTTAGAGGCCAACAGCCGTGTCGTTGATGCGGGGTTTGAGGTTGTGCAGACAGAAGACGAGCGTAAAAAGCGCATTAAAGATAGTGGGGGTTTGCACTCGGTAAGCAGATTGCGGACAAGCGCACCAAAAGAAACCGAAAAAAGCTGATGCAGAATCTGAGATACAGCCCACAAGACGAACAGATGCTAATGACGCATCTTTGGTCGTCGCAGTTGAAGAACGACCCACTAGCATTTGTGATGTATGTTTTTCCCTGGGGGAAGGCGGGCACACCGTTAGAGAAACACAGGGGCCCCCGCAGATGGCAAAAGAAAGTGTTGAGGGATATAGGCACGCATGTAGCCCGCAACGCGGGTAAAACGAGCATGTATGATGTGCTGCGAATGGCCCGAGCGTCCGGGCGGGGTATTGGGAAGTCAGCGCTGGTGAGCTGGTTGGTACATTGGATGGTGAGCACCCGCATAGGAAGCACAGCTATTGTCAGTGCTAACAGTGAGAGTCAGCTAAGGTCCGTGACTTGGGCGGAAATTACCAAATGGCTCAGTATGGCGCTGAACAGCCACTGGTTCGAGATTTCAGCCACACGCGTGATACCCGCAAAGTGGCTGACAGATTTGGTGGAGCAAGATTTGAAGCTGGGCACAAGATACTGGGGGGTTGAAGGAAAGTTGTGGTCCTCGGAAAACCCGGACAGCTACGCGGGGGTGCATAACTTCGCGGGGGTGATGCTGGTGTTTGATGAGTCCAGCGGTATTCCAGACTCTATCTGGTCGGTAGCTGCGGGGTTTTTCACAGAAGACACGCCTAACCGGTTCTGGTTGGCGTTCAGCAACCCGAGACGAAACAGCGGGTATTTTTACGAGTGCTTCAACAGTAAACGGGATTTCTGGGATACAGATACTATTGATGCGCGATCAGTAGAGGGCACTGATGTCGAGTTTTACAAGTCAATCATTGACGAGTACGGTCCAGAAAGTTATCAGGCGAATGTTGAGGTGTATGGCGCGTTCCCTGACTCAGGGGAGGATTTGTTCATATCCCCGTCACTTGTGGAAGGCGCGATGGGGCGGGCGCTGGAAATAGACCCGTTGGCTCCAATAACGGTTGGAGTTGACCCCGCACGATTTGGAGCAGACAGCACTGTAATTGTGGTGAGGCAGGGGCGCAAAGTGTTAGAAATACGCAAGTATCAGGGCGAAGACACTATGGAGATCGTCGGCAGGGTGATTGACGCTATAGAAGACTTTCGCCCTGCGATGGTCGCGGTTGACGAAGGGGGGCTCGGAGCGGGGATTGTGGACAGGTTGAAAGAGCAGAGGTACAAAATTAAAGGTGTTAACTTCGCAAGCAAGCCGCGCAACCACATGATGTATGTTAACAAAAGGGCCGAGATATGGGGGCTTATGCGTGACTGGCTAAAAGAGGGGGATATACCGCAAGACAAGTACTTGAAAAAAGACCTGGTGGGCCCTACGACGAAGTACGACTCAAAAGGTGCGATGCAGCTTGAATCCAAGCAGGATATGAAGAAACGAGGGTTGGCAAGTCCAGACGCAGCCGACGCGCTAGCGTTGACCTTTTCGCATCCGGTAGCGTCCCGGGGTGGGGGGTATAGGAATAATGAGAAAAAGTCATATAATACACAAAATATGGCAACTTTATCATGGATGGGCGCGTAAGAAGGCAGCTAAAAGATTCGTATAGACAGAAAGCAAAGGAAAAAACCTAATGTCGAACCAAAAGAAATCACAGGAAGAAATGTTGGCTACAATGCGTTCGCGGTTGTCTAACGCGATGGGCGCATATAGTTCTTCCCGAGAGAATGAGCTTGAAGACCTTAAGTTTTTTGCCGGAGACCCGGATAATCAATACCAATGGCCCGAAGATGTGTTGTCAACACGCGGTTCGGTGCAAGGGCAGACACTAAGCGCCCGCCCGTGCCTTACCATCAACAAACTGCCTCAGCATGTTCGGCAGGTGACCAACGAGCAAAGGCAGAACAGGCCGGCGGGTAAGGTCATCCCGGTTGACGCTGAGGGTGATGATCAGGTAGCTGAGATTTTTGACGGTATTGTTAAGCATATCGAATACATGTCCGATGCGGATGTAGCTTATGATACTGCGTGTGATAACCAAGTAGTATATGGAGAAGGCTATGTAAGGCTCTTGACGGAATACTGCGACAGCAATAGTTTTGATCAAGACCTTCGTATAGGGCGTGTTCGTAACAGCTTCAGCGTGTACATGGACCCTATGATACAAGACCCATGCGGGGCAGACGCGAATTGGTGCTTTATCACATCAGATATTACAAAAGAAGAGTATGAGCGTAGTTGGCCGGACGCTACCCCCGTGAGTACGATCATGGCGCAGGGCACCGGCGACGCGTCTTTAACCTCGTGGATTACAGAAGACACCGTCCGTATTGCAGAGTACTTTTACTATACCCACGAAAAAAAGAAGCTCAATTTATACCCCGGCGATGTTTCGGCTTTTGAAGGTTCGCCGGAAGACGAGGAGATGAAGCTGATGGGCCTCCCGGCTTCTCGTGTTCGTATGGCGGATGTTAAGAAAGTAATGTGGGTTAAAACGAATGGATACGAAGTTCTCGAAGAGTCTGAATGGGTGGGTAAATGGATACCTGTTGTCAGGGTTGTGGGCAACGAATTTGAGGTAGACGGAAATATATTCGTTTCTGGGCTTGTGCGTAACGCCAAAGACGCGCAGCGAATGTATAACTACTGGGTTAGCCAAGAGGCGGAAATGCTTGCACTGGCGCCTAAAGCGCCTTTTATCGGGTATGGAGGACAGTTTGAAGGTTTTGAACATCAGTGGAAAACTGCCAATATTAACAACTGGCCTTATCTGGAAGTAAACGCGGATGTTACAGATGGAGCCGGGCAGTCACTCCCGCTCCCTCAGCGTGCCGCGCCCCCTCTTGCACAAACAGGCCTCATTCAAGCAAAGATGGGAGCGTCTGAGGATATTAAATCTGCTACGGGGCAGTACGACGCCTCTTTGGGTATGATGTCTAACGAGAGGTCCGGGAAAGCCATTCTTGCGCGTGAGAAGCAGGGGGACACGGGGACTTACCACTACATAGATAACCTTTCCCGCGCTGTACGGCATATTACCCGTCAGCTTGTGGATGCCATTCCGAAAATATATGATACCGAGCGCGTTGCCCGCATTATCGGCGCGGATGGTGAGGTTAAGATGGCAAAAATCAACCCAATGCAGCCGGAGCCTGTCAAAGAAATTGTTGACGAAAGGGGTATAGTACTTGAGCGTATTTACAACCCAAGCGTGGGTAAATATGATGTTGTGGTTACTACCGGGCCGAACTATATGACTAAGCGGCAGGAAGCTCTAGATGCTATGAGTCTGCTTCTACAGTCTAACCCTCAGCTTTGGCAGGTTGCCGGTGATCTGTTCATTAAGAATATGGACTGGCCGGGTGCCCAGCAGATGGCAAAAAGATTCGCCAAATCAATTGACCCGAAGCTGTTGCAAGAGGATGAGAAATCTCCTGAGCTACAGCAGGCTGAATTACAGATGCAGGCAATGGGGCAGGAGCTTGATAAACTACATCAGATGCTTCAGAGCGTGGGTAAATCCATTGAGGTGCAGGACCAGAAACGCAAAGACTATGAGGCTGAAATCAAAGCATACGCCGCCGAAACCCAGCGTATCAGCGCGGTGCAGTCCGGAATGTCACCCGAACAGATTCAGGATATTGTTCTAGGCACAGTACACGGGATGATGCAAAGTGGGGACATTAGGCCCGAACAAGCACCACAACAGGGACTGCCTATGGAACAACAGGCCCCACCTATGGAACAACAGGGACTGCCTATGGAACAACTGGCACTGCCTATGGAACAACAGGCCCCGCCTATGGAACAACAAATCCCGCCTATAGGTTAATAAGCCGTGGGGATATTAAGCAAGAAATAACTATATTAGCATTATAAGGGGATACGCACCAATGCAGAACATAATTGATGAGACAGCCGTGCGGTAAAAACGGACTATTTATATGCTCAAAGCCCTAACCTAATGTCAGTCTATCTTTGCCCATCGGCAAAACAGCAGTATCTTGACGCTAATGGCAATCCGTTAGCCGGTGGAAAACTGTACACATATCACAGCGGAACAAGTGATCCGCAGGCCACATATACCGATGAGAACGCGTCGGCGTACAATTCAAACCCGGTTATTTTAAACTCCAGGGGAGAAGCTAGTATATTTTGGCTAAACGATGTGTATTCAATTCGGCTTACGGATTCAGATGACAATCTGATATACACCCAAGACGGCGTAACCCCCGCGTTTCCCGGAAACAGCCTTTCGTACAAAGGTGTTTGGAACGCGGACACAAACACCCCCGCGATTGTTTCAAGCATAGGGAGCCCCGGGGATTATTATATCGTCAATGTAAACGGAAGCACCAGCATCGACGGAACTGCGGTATGGAATGTTGGTGATTGGGTGGTCTTTGGCACAACAACTTGGCAGCGGGTACCATTAAGTACTTTGTCGATCATAAACGGAGGTGTCTATGCTTAAAGTAACAAATTACACAAAGATGAGAAAAGTACTTTTTTTTGGATCGTCCACCACTTGGGAGGTGCCTTCTGGAGTAGATTACTGCACCGCACGGATATGTGGTGGGGGTGGCGGGGGTTCGCACACACAGGCTAGCGCCGGCGCGAACTCAACGGTCAGCTGCGGCGATGGTACATTCAGCGGTGTTGGAAGTGATCCAGTGATGGCGTACTACATGGGGAGTGACGCAACATGCCGTTCTGGACGGGCGTTTAGTGGGCAGAGCGCTTTTTCGCTAGCGTTCGACCTGATCGCAGTTTCGCGGGCATGATTCCTGCT